GGATACGCCTTGCCGACTTCCACGGCAGTGGTCACGGGGTTGCCGGCGGACATGACCGGAACCTTGGTGGACTCCTGCCCGGTGGCGGCGTACCACGTAATGGTCGCCGTGTTGGCCGTTACGTAGTCCCCCGCTGCACCCTCAACGAACACAAGCCCGCCGCCGCTCGGGCCGTAAGGGATCATCGGCGTCGTGTTGACGCTGCTGGTCAGCGTGATGGGCCCACTGATGGTGGACCGGCGTTCCATTTTGTAAGACATTAGCGCTTCTTTTTCTTCCAGAAAGGGACAATCCGGTCACGGACCTTTTCCGTGGCCTCGCCTTTGGACAGCTTGGGGTGTTTCTTCATCTCCTCACGCACCTGCTCTCGCAGGATGCGGGGGTTGATGTCCACTTCCTTGCGGGGCTTCTCGGGCGGCACGTAGTCCACCGTCCCGTGAATCTCCAAGTCGCGCTTCTTGCACACCCGGATAACGTCGTCCCTGCCGGACACCCACGCTTCCGGGTCAGACGGTCCACGCTTGTCCGCGATGCCACCCATGTAGAACTTGCCCGCAGTGTTTATGCCCGCCTTGCGGGCCTGCGCCACCATCTGGTCGGCGGCAAACTTGGGCATCTGGTTGAACCACTCCCCGGCCATGCGTCCTTCCATGAACGCTCGGTCGGAGCCCTTGGTCCCGGGCGGGCACTGGAGGGCGCACATCTCGGCAAACCGCTCGGTGCCACCGGAAGCGATGGAGGCGATGAACGTCTCCACGGCCTTGGGGCCGGCGTCCAGAACGCTCTGCGGAACCTTCGGAGTCATGGCTGCATTTCCTGCGGCGGCTGCGGGACTTCCATGGGAGCGCCACCTTGCGGCGGCATGGGCGGCTGGGGAGGCATGGGCTGCTCACCCTCGGGCGGCATCGGGCCTTCGGGCCCAGGCGGGCCGGGGGGCATAGGCGGCTGTGGCGGCTGGGGCTTCGGCAGAAGGTAGGGCTTTACATCAATGTCAAGCGACTCGGCCCAATCGCTGATGAGGGCGTTGAGCGGATCTACCACCCCCATCGGGACAAGGCTCTGGAGGATCGGACCAAGCGTCTGGAGGGCCGCTTGCATCTGCTCCACGCGGGTGGCCTTGTTGGGCTTGCGGGCCGACCCTGCCTCAATGCGAAACTCAAACTCCCGTGCAATCACGGAAGGGTCTGCGACCTTCACGTAGGCGTCCCACGCCCACGACCCAATGGGACCCAGGATCGGCTGAACGTCCTGCGAGGTAAGCAGCCAGCGGGCTGCAAACGCCTCCCTGCGGGCCAGCAGGCCCATGGCGTCCTCCAGCCGGTTCGCCATGTCGTCCGGCCGTACCGACAGTTGCTCGGACTTGACCTGTGCCTCTGTGGCACTGCGCATTTGCGACGAGGTCATAGCGTAGGCCAGTTCGGTCAAGCCCACCCGCTTGTCAAACATCTGCGAGACGGCTTCCACGATCTTCCAGAGTTCCGGCGAAACCTCGGGGAGTTGGAACACGGAGATGAGGTCATTGACGGAGCGGCCCATCGTCTCGCTGATTTCCACCAGCTTGAAACCCTTGTCGCTCGCCGCCAGGATTTGGTCCTTGATGTCCTGGTCTGCCGCCTTGCTGACGCCCACCAGCGTCTCGCAGGAAATGGCTGCACGCTGGGCGATGAACGACAGGGCGAAGTTGAGGAACCGCAGTTCCCCGATGCCCGGCTTGATGTGGCTGATTGGCCAGATGTAGCCCGGCTTGCGGTGGAAATCCAACCACACGCACGGCCACCCCTGCGGCTCCGCGAAGAATGGGATCGGCCACTGCACGGCCTTGAAGAGACTGTCCGGCACACCGGACTCCTCATTCACTTCTTCGGACAGGACTTCCGGCGGCATGTTGAGTGGGAAGTCCACGCCTTCGCAGACCACCACGTAGCAAAACTGCCCCAGCCCGTCGAACGCGCCCACCATCTCTTTGGGCATGTCCTTGAGCCGGTCACCAAGGCCCGTCTTGGACCAGATTTTCCAGTACGAAATGAGTTGGTTGCTCTTGCCCTCACGCCGGCCCATCAGCTTCATGTCTTGGTTCAAGAACACCTGCTGGTCTGCGGCAAGGTCCAGTGCAGACGCGCCTTCCAGGTGCCCCTTGAGGGCGTCCCTGTCCAGGCCGTACTCGGCGGCGACAACGTCAATCGGGTGGACGCACCGCTTGGCACACCAAAGGATGTCCTCTATCTCGCTGGCATCCGGGTCCATCGTGAAATTGTCAATCGTGTCCGCAAACGAACCCACCATCTTCTGGTCGGAGTTGGGCATGTTGACCAGTTCGGTCCACCAGATGCCCATGCCCTTGATGATGCCTTCGTCCACAACACGCCTGGAGTGCGTCTTCAAGTCCAGTTCGTTCGGCGTATAGTTCAGATACTTTTCCAGCAGCTTGGCGATGGCGTTGCGGATGTTCGTCATCCCCACCGTCTGCTCGGCCGCCTGCTGGTACAGCGACAAAGACTGCTCGTCCTGCACGCCAACTTCGTCTGGCGCAAGGAACGGGAACTTGGTGGGCGTCACCGTCCGCACCGGGTTGCGGTGATAGATCACCGACCCGAACAGCTTCACCGCCTCAAAGACGCGGTTGCACTGCATCCGAAATCCGGGAGGCCGGATGGTGCGGTTGTACCCCTGCTCATGGCCAGAGTACGCATCGTCCCACATCCAGTTGTGTGGCCCGTCGAAGAAACGCATGCCTTCCCGGGCGTCCTGCGAAAACGGCACCTTGTGCCGAAGGCTGTTCTCAATCTTCTTGAGCCAGCCCTGCGTGAGCGACTTGAGAGCGTCTTCGCCGGATTTCGGTTGCACTGTCGGCTTCCTTGCCGGAGAGAGTTACTTGCCCTGCTGCTTGGACTGCGCGCCCAGCCGCTCGCGGAGAGCGATCAAGTCCGCCATCGTGGCGTCCAGCTTGTTGAGTTTCTCCGTGATCGGTGCGAACGCCCACGCGCCCCATTGCCGCCACTCGGAATGTTCCTGGAGGCCAGGGTCGTTCCTGTGGCGAACGGACGGGCGAAACTGGAGGCCGCCAAAGCTGCTGGCAGTCATCACCGTGATGGTGTTGGTTCCAGGCTGCTCCACCACCCAGCCCATGACAGGGTTGGAGCAGGACAGGGCGTCTTGGAACCAATAGACGATGTCGCCAACTTTAGGTGCGGGCGGACGAAAATCCTCGGGCATTGGGCGCTCCAGATTGTGGGCCAAGAAAGATGTAATCCGGGCCGGCGGGCCTGTTTTTGTTGATCCGCCTGAGTACGGCAGCATACCAATCGTCTGAACGCATGTCCACTTTGGGCTTATGATAGCGAGGGCGATATGCACACAGGTATTCAAGGCACTGGCACGCATGGACCTCACCCCGGGTGTTGGGAGCGTCGGTCACCTGCCACACGCCACCGACCAACTGCGTCTTCTTCTTGTAGCGGCGAAGCTCCCGCTCCAGGTCCGGGACGGCATGCCGCAAGATGCGCAGGGTGGGGGTCCCGCTGGGCCGGATGTGCAGGTAGCTCTGGACGGCCGACATGCGGGCCTGAATGTCATCGCACCCTGCGATGAAGCTGGAGCCGGTGGTTTCGCTGCGGACCTCTCGCTTGCGCAACTCCTCGGTGTACTGCTCCACCGGGAGCCGACCGGAGCCGATGTCCCGGAGCCGGCCACCGTGCATGTCAATCACGAAGGCGTAGAACTCCTGGCCGCGGCACTTCTCGGCCATCTTCTCGGCAAAGATCACGGCGTTGCAGTTGCGGATGTACAACTGGTCGTACACCAGCACGCAGCTTTCGTCCGGCGGGACAGCAGCAAACAACGCAGCCGCCACACTGTGGCCCGGGTCCACCGCCACGTACCGGCACCAGTCCTTTGGCACCACGTTCTCGGGCAGGTCGCCCCGTTCGTAACCGTGACCGTGCATGGCAAACGTCGGATAGCACAGGATGCTATCCGTGATGAACTCGCCCTCTGACCGCATGCGGAGGATGTCCGGCCCCAGGTCGGCCCAGCCGGCGATACGTTTGGCTTTTTCCTCATCATCAATGTGAGGATTATCTAAGAATCTAAGGACATGCTTTGTGACGCCCGGCTTCTCCACGCCGCTTTCGGCCAGCTTGTCGGCACGCTCGGAAAGGCCCAGGAGGGCGTCGTTCTTGGAGTGCGGCATTGCACTCCAGTTCATGCGGCCCTTGCGGTCAGACAAGCGGCCCTGCATCTCCTGGACCCACGCATCGCCGTTGTTCAAGTCCTCGTCAATGTGGATGCGGTCGCAAGCCACGCCCTGAAAGGGCTCACCCTCCGACGAGAAAAAGTGCAGCGTCCAGCCGTTGGTCAACGTGCAGGACTGGATGTAGCTGCTGGCCTTGCTCACCCAGGACTTCTTGGCGACGAGCCGGGGAGGGATCAGCGGCGGCGCCGGCTTGGCCTGGGCCGCTCGGTCCCGGTCGCCCGGCAACGTGGGGTTGTACGCCCGCCACTGACCGGTTACTTCGTCCCGAATCATCTTGAAGGCGCCGGCCTTGAAGAGCATCGGGTAGACCACAAGCCCGATGTGCTTCCAGTCCTTGCCGATGATGGCGATGATGCCATCCTTCTCAGGGTACTTCTTGAAGGGGTCCTGCCCCGTCACCGCACGGGCGTCCTCCACAAACGTGCAGAGGGACTTCCCGGATCGGTTGCCACCGATCACCAGGACTTCACTCGCCGTGTCCTGGTGGAACAATTCCTGCTGCGGCGTCGGCCGGTACAGCTTCAACGCTTCTATCCGCCTCTCGGCCAACTCCGTCTGGAGTTCCCGTAGCTGCTGGCGCTGGAATGAGCCCAGGGCCGGCACCGAAGGCAGCGGCGAAATCGGAGGGGGTTTGGGGCGGCGTGCCATCTACAACGAGTCTCCCTCTCATATTCATGGCCATGAGGCGGACGCGGGCGTCCATTTCCCGTTCCAACTCCTCGTCTGTCCACTGCGACATGGGCTTCTTGGAGCCGCCCATCTCCGTGTTCTTCGTGACCAGACGCATCACCGCCTCAATCAGCTTGGTGCGGTGGGAGCCACCGGGCGGGGCGTCAAAGAACTGCTTCACCACCACGGCGGCGAAGCCACTGGAGCCCCCCAGGTACTCCATAATGCGTTCCAGCAATTCGCTGGAGTGGGGGATGTTGTCGCCCCCCTGCTTGACGGCACCCAGGAACGTGCCTACGGCCTCCTGCTCAACGTCCGCCATCTTCTTGGCGGCACGCCTCTTCTTGGCTCC